GCACTCATTTCTACTGCTATTATCGGTGTGGTTGCTGGTGGGTCTGCACTTCTTGCTCCTTTGATAAAAAAAGTAATTTCTGAAATTTTCAAAAAAATAAAGAAAAAACTTACAAAAGAAAAAAGAGATAATGTAAAATAAAAAAACCCTATTCGATCAGGCAATGGATAGGGCGTCTAGGTAGGTAAGTGCTAACCGAGCTTGCCTACTGCCTTAATTTATGTGTATGCGGCAATACTTGACCTTTTTTGGGAGTAACAATTACATCTTCACATAATTTGTGGTAAATACTGTTTTTTGCATATTCGATACCAGCAAGTTTTAGTTCACCACAATTTTTTAGCCTTGCAAGTTCATAATTGAGGCGTTCTTTAGATAGTATTTGTCTTTGTATCTTTTCTTGTGTCGTTGCACTTTTCAAGCAAGCATTTTGAAATCTTTTATCCAAAGGAATATTGAATGTCAAAGCAACACCAACATTTAAACCTAATGAATCTTTGTTACCACTGTAGTTGTCTTGATAAAAAAGTATTTCACCAGGATTTGTAAGATTTCCATCATCATCAACGGCTTGATTGTAGTAAGGAGTTTCATATGTATAGTCCATTGGGCGTTTTATATTTAAATTTGAATAGGCAAACGGACTTATTGACATTTGTGGTCCAGAGCAAACTATTCCATTTCCATAGCTATTTTCGACCATAGGGCCGCCAAGCACCTGAGTAGCGAAGTTTGATACACTTCCAGATGCGGATGCCTGTGGAGCCGCAGTATTTGAGGTATTAGCAAATACTGGACTCCCAAACAATAATCCTATTACTGCGAGAATATTGTAGTTGTATCGGTTACGCTTTCTGATTGTATGGTTCTTGTTATGTCTGTTATTGATTGAACCCCACTTGGCGTATATGTTTCTACAAATTGAAAAGCACCTTGATTTGTTAATGTCCAATTTGGTTTCTGGTTTAAATCTAAATCTGTCCAAGTATAAGTTGTTCCGTTTAAGTTTTGATTACTGGTAGTAACAGGAGGTGTGATTGAAGTCCCATCCATTTGGACTCCAGAACCTGAAACACTATATTGAAATCCACCATACTCTGTTGTTCGTATAGTCTCTGTAATATTAGTTGTTGTTTCTGTTCGACTTGTGGAACTGCCCTGAGTGAAATTAGGAACCACAGGGACAGCATAGACAGGGCTAGATATAAGAAAAACAAACGGAAGTGTCCTCCACATTAATCAATTTTTAAATCAGTAACAAATTGACCTGTTAATACTATTCCTGTTCCTGTTCCACCTGTAAGCGACATTGTGTGATGATCTAAACTGACGCTGGCAGTACCTACGGAACCAGCCGCAGTTGATGTCAAATCGCTGAAGTTTTGAACAGTACCCAGTGAAGTTATTGCTGCTGAAGGTGTAGCATCACCTTCCAAATAGGCTTGAGAAAAACTGAACGTTTCACCCGCAACAGTTTGTGAGGCAGTTGGCATCGTTACCGCTGGAACCCCAGAAGACACAGTGCCGAAGCCACCCACAGTTGCATTACTATTAGAGTCAACAGTAGAAATATTTGTACCGCTTATGCTGTAACTAGATCCTAGTTTATCGGCTGAAGTTGCTGCCGATAAGGATTCCAGTTTGACTGATGACGTGATTGAACTCTGAATATCACAATAAGCCGCAGTTGGAATACAAAGAGTTGCAAGTAATAAAAGCTTTTTCATTTGATACCTACTTTGTTTTTACTATTATCTATTATTTTAGGACCATTGTTGTTACCTGTGCCACTTTTCTTGTTTCCTACTGAAATCCCATAACTTCCGAGTACTCCACTGACGAGTCCAGCAGTAAATGCTCCATCAATCCTAACTCTACCCATGTACCCTAGAGTCATCATTGATAAACTCCAAGTCAAAATCAGAAATCGGATAGCGTGACCAAAGAGTTCACCCCATTCAATACCTTCTTTTTCTTCTTTTTCTTCAGCCATAAAAGTTAAGATTCTTGTCTAATACTAGCAAGTTAGCTATGTTTGGAAAGTAACACATAAAAACGATGGTAAAAATTCTAAAACCTATTCTTCTTGTTTTTATAAAATCGAAAGCAATGAAGAGATTGATTATTGATTTATTGAAGGCAATAGCCAAACAAACAGATAACACAATAGATGATCAAGCAGTTGAATTTATTGAAGCCAGAATGTTCCCAGGATCTACCACAAATCTTCAGTAAGATGAAAATTACTAAATTTCTCAACATTGATATTGAACCTGCACCTCCAGAAATGGAACTGCAAATTGAAATGCAATGCAGGGAGATTATGGAAGCTAATGATCTAGATAATATAAAAAGATATTGTACACATATGGTTAGAAAGAAATTTGATCAAGATATATTTATGGCTTCATTGTTAAATAGACTTATTGAATTAGAAGCGGAAAGGGTTGTCCAACAGATGAGAAAAGAAAAGAAAAAATCAAGTAATCCAATTAAGAAGTTTTTTCGTATTCGTTGAGTTCTCTATCAGTAAAATCTCTAATTAATAATTTATCGATCTTATCAATTTCATAATTGTATTTAAGTATTGCAGTTCTTATATGTTCTTTTACCCAACGACCTTCTTCATAAACTACTTGTGCTTTACCATTTTCTTTTATAAAAACATAATGATCCATTCCCTTCATTTGAATTTCTAGAAAGTTTTTTTCTAGATTTTTACGTCTTATCTCCTTAAGTTTCCGTAGTTTAAGGATTGATTTTCTAACAGGTTTCATTGTTTAAATATAAGGCATAGTATTTAACATATCCCTTTTGTAAATAATTTAAAACAGACCTTGTGAACTAGAGACGTTTTCTATTTTTTGTGGATTAATTTGACCAAAAAATCCGTTCCCGTCATCTGATTCCAACGCTTTAGCGTTGATGTATATACCTTCAGTTTTAACTGTACCTTTTTCTTTCCCAAGATAAACTGAACCTCCAGCAGTTTTTGTATTTACTAAATTCTGAATATGATCCATGAGATGTGTAACAGATTCTGTTGGAATAAACAAACTTAATTGAGGGCCAAATCTACCATCATTCACCGTAAATTTTACAGGTAATGGAAGTGCTGGATTAAATTCTTGTTGTGAGTTAGCCATTGAAATAATTTTGTAAAACGTTTTTAATAAATTGATTAGGAGGAACATTATTGTCTTTGCAATAAGTTCTTATTTGTTTTGCAAGAAGATCATCAGTTCTGATAGAAAAGATGTTT